ATTAAATGTGGGGTACAATCACGAACCAGCAGCATCATTTGAATGGAAGGGTCCGTCCCTCTGTGATCATGTTGCGGTTTGTAAGTGCGACTTGGAGGTAACCTTTAGGGTTGATTTAAAGCTTCCTAGTATATACGTAAGTCGGAATGTAGACGGAAGGATGCGCACGACGAATGAGATGCTTCTCTATGCAAAGTCAAAAATAGATGGTACATGTGATATTAAGCATGGTATTATACTAAAGAAACGACATGGACAAACAGATGAAGAGGCGTTGAAGTTCGCAATAGAGGCATCAGGAAATACCAATATACATTTCATCTCTGCTCCAATGATGACATCATTACCATATTCCAATTCTCCTATGCGTCCGATTGAGGCAAGAATAGAAGAATCCTTAGAGGGGGCAGATATGGGATATTTTGCTGAAAGAGGAATACGAGAAACTAGGCAATGGTATAGGAATCATGTTTGGAGACCTTATTTAAATTTTACACCATGGCACCAAAAGCGACTTACTAAGATAGAGGAAGATGAGAAGAAGAAAATTCCGTCCCTAAAAGAATTAGCTATGCGAAGGTTGTCAGGATACAATATAGCACTAGGAACTACTAATGGACGTCCTCACATAATTTCTGCGATGGATAATGTGGATGGGGCAAAAAGTGTAGAGGCTATGGCTAAACATGCTAGACCTGCAGATGTTTTGACTGAACCGTTAAAACAGTCTTTATCACATGTTCCAAAAGCATTAAATCTTATGTATGAAGCAATGGGAACATTAGATAAGATTGGAACGCAGGATCCTGAAATATCTATTTCTCGATGTGATAATATGTTCTTGGGTGCCTCTGGAGGATCATATTTTGAACAAGTTAAGAATTTTAATATACTTGGAGAGGGATATGAAGTGGATATAATAAGAAAAGCCTCACAAAAGAAAATACAGTCACATCATGCCGTTCTATATTCAATTGCCGATTTTCTTTCAGGTTATGAACCAATACAGGTAATATTTACGCAGAATTTAAAGAATGAACATTATACTGATGTTGGAGAAAAGCAGAAAAATCGAGAAACATGGGAGAAGTGGTTAGCTAAGGTTCGGTCATATGAAATTCCTAATGAGTTTTTTATAGATTTAGAGCGAATATCTAATATGATGAGAATGTTATTTGAACGAGGTAATATCATTTCTGTAGGAATGAAATGGTCTAGAGGAGGAGCAGATTTCTTAGCAAAAAGGTTAGGGGTGGTGTTCTCTGAGGAATGGAAAAAAGTTTTTGGAGATGGTGACTTTTCTAGTCTTGATCAATCTATCCACTATATTTTTCTTCAATTATTTTACCAAATGGCAGGAGTTTATTATAAGAAAGGTCATCCTCTTTATGAGGAGATGATGAGAATAATAGACTTTCTGGCACGTACGGTATCGGCTCGTGTAGTTCGTTTTTTCAGAAATTATGGGCAATAGTGATTGGTAAAATGCCTTCGGGAGCTTGGATGACTTCGCATGGAGATTCATGGATTGTTAGTTTATGGTTCTTTATGTATGGAGTTATGCAAATATTGAAAGCTCCCGTACATGTTCGTGCTAGGATGGAAGAAGAACTGGTTCAACGTGTTATAAATATAATAGTATACGGAGATGATCATATTATTACTACTGAACGAGATGATAGTGTAGCTTATTTTAATATGACGCAGTTTGCTCAATGGTGTAAGACATACCTGGGAGTTGACATACGAGATGTTCGACCAGATGTTTCTTACACTGTCCATACTAGGAATGGATATAAGATTTCGGAAGGGATAGTCTTTTTAAGACATAATAATGTTCGAAATCGTCATCAAGATGAACATTCCTCTCAACCATATTATTTGCCTTTTAGAAACATGTGTGATTACCAGATTAAGTCTGTATGGGGAAGGGAATGTAAGGATCGCGATATTTATGATTTTCTCTTGTCTGTTTTGGGTCACGCATATGGTACTTATGCCTCTAATTATAATGCGTATTCATGGTTATATCATGCCTTCGCTGCTTCGATGTATACAATAGAGAAAGAAGAAGGTTATGCTCCTGAACAAACTCTTGGAACTGCTATAAATCGTTCTCATACAAATTCTGATTTTATGAAAAAAATGAAACAGGCAGATATCTCTATGGAGAGCCTTCAAAGAGGTTTTCCGTCCTGGAATTCTTTGGTAGAGAAAAATAGGTATGATGAACTGTACCATCAGGATAAGAGAAATGATTTTATTCCCCGTTAGAGTGGAAAATCGGGAAGTAACACCAAAAAAAAAAAAAAAC